GCCCCTAGGGGCACTCAGGGGCACTCAGGGGCACTTTTTTTGAGCATCATTGCGCTAGCCTGAACGCCTTCAACGACCACCCAACCATGCTCAAACGGCTCAATTGTTCCGGCGTTGATCATGGGCGCGATGATGCCATCAGTGCGGCTGGCCTCGGTTTTGTTCTTGGCAGTGCGCTCTGACATGCCGTCAGATATAAGTAATTCCCTTAATGCCGACCTACTTATATATGGTTTATCTTCCCTTATTTCTGCTCCGCTATTAAACCAAGCCCGCTCAAATGTCCTGACGTTCTCATCGTGCTTGGTGGGGCGTTTGTGAGGCTGTTCTGTGCTGGCTGTTTCATCTGGCACTGCCACGCAAGTGGTCGCCGGTTTGCCGAACTTGGTTATACCCATCTCCACCACTTCAAGCCGGAAATATATAACCTCACCTTTGCCCGGCAATTCTCTTTGTTTGGTAATGGTGGCAGACCTCACTCCATCCTTTTCCATCACTTCAATTTCAGTATCAATATGCGCCCGAATACCTGACCAGCCGCGTGCGCCTTTGGCTTGATCTTTGCCGTTGTGATGGATAATGAGCAAAGCTGCGCCGGTGGCTTGTGCCACAGAATCAAACCTAGCCATTACTGGCCCCATATCCTCGCCGCTATTCTCATTAGCCCCGGCGCTCATTCGTGCCAAAGTGTCCCCAATGATTAAACGCACTGGCTGGGCTTTGATCTGTTCAATTGTTTTGACTAACTCGATTACGTCATTAGCATCTCCTTGATTGGCGTAGAAATTAAGCGGGACGGGCACCATTGCCAGATTCTCAAGGCTGCATCCGAAGTGCTTTTTAATGGCCTGCATACGGGAGCGGATTGAACCTGGGGCTTCGCTGGCTAAATAAACCACCAAGCCGGGGTCAATCTGGCGGCCAAAGAATCGCTGGCCAGATGCAATGTGTGCTGCCAATGACAAAGCGAAAAACGTCTTGCCGCTGTTGCTGTCTCCGTACAACACCGCCATGCTGCCGATGGTCATGAAGTCCTCGACCAGCTCATCGGGAGCCTCGTATTCGGTGGATAAACTGTCACCGAACACCACTCTTAGCTTGTCCAGCATGGTCTTGTCAGATTCAGGGTTCAATAATCCAGCCAGATCATGCCCTGCCTGCTGGTAATCGTTTGCATCACCTTGAATTGATGGCATAACCATGCGCGTCCCATACTTGGCGCAGGCTTGCTCGGCGTAGCGTTGTCCTACGCCAGACGCATCGTTGTCAGCCACGATCACAATGTCTTGGCCTTGGCCGTATAGATCACGAAGCGTGCCGGTTACAGGCACCAAGTTGCTGGCGCTGTAAGCCACTACCACCGGGCGGGCGCTTACCTCATGGATAGTGGCGGCAGTGGCGAAGCCCTCGGCTACGTACATAACACCGGGCACGTCCAATGTGCCAATCAAACAAAACTTACCGCCTACGCTGCCGCCAGGGTGATAAAGCTTCCCGCCCTCTGCATCGATGTATTGCAAACTTGCAAGCGCACCGTCTGAATCAAAGAGCGGCACCATAAGGCGACCGTCGCCCGTTATCTTCGCGCCGTGGGGCTGGATGCCCTTGCGCTTAAGATACGGATGCTCAGGGCTGGCGGCTGCGCCTTCTGACCAGATGATTTCAACGGTACTGGCTGCGGCTTCGTTTTGTTTCTTGCGCTCCATGTCTCGGGCGGCTTTAGCTGCTGCTACGCGAGCGACATGGGCCATTTCATCGGCCACGGTATATGGTCGATTTATGGTTGCTTTTATGGTTTGTTCTATGCCTTGCCGCCAATCGCCCCAGATCATGGTGCAGATGCCGTCAGCATGTCCTACGTACCAGCCCGAGCGGTCGTGCTTTTTCGGGTCAGGCCGAAACCGGCGCAATTGGCCATCAAGAATAATTTCGTCCGGGGGCTGCACCCCGGCGCTTAACATTGCCTCACGAAACTGATCTTCCGGGGGCGCGACTCTTTGCTCGGTCGCTGGTGGTGCCCACGGCCCTCCCAAAATCTTTGTGAGATCAGCCATTGCTCACCCCGGCGCTCAGGTAATCAGCCAGGGCTTTCACTACTCGATGCGTCGGGTTTGCTGCGGAATCTTTCAAGATGTTACGAATGGTGTTTGGATGGACTTGCGTAGCCCGAGCCACCACCGATACCTTCCGGTCGGAAAGCGCCGCCCGTATCTGTTCAAGCGTCATTCTTTTTCCCTCTTTTGTTAAAAAAGTTTTATTGCGTTGTTGCAATCTAGCAGAAGTATTGCTAAAGTACAACCACTGCACGAACGGAATGTCCGACGGTGCAGACAGACAGGAGATTACAAAGTGGCAATCAATCTTAAACGTAGCAGCGCGTTAGCTGCTGATGGTGTGAAGTTGCTTGTCTATGGGCAAGCAGGCGCGGGCAAGACCTCGCTCATTAAAACACTTCCAAACCCGGTGGTGTTGTCGGCTGAGGGCGGCTTGTTGTCAATCGCTGATGCCGACTTGCCATACATTGAGATCGGCTCAATGGACGATCTGCGCGAAGCTTATGTGTGGCTGCGTGATAGCGCCGAAGCAAAGGCGTTTAAATCAGTGGCGCTAGATAGCATCAGCGAAGTTGCCGAGGTTGTGCTTAACGCTGAGAAGAAAGCCACTAAGGACGGACGCGCGGCATATGGTGAGATGAATTCCACCATGACCGAGCTAATCCGCTCATTCCGTGACTTGCCCGGCCTGCATGTTTATATGTCGGCCAAGCTGGAAAAGCTTCAGGACGAAATGGGCAAGGTGATGTATGGCCCTTCTATGCCTGGAAAATCGCTTTCCCAGAGTCTGCCTTACTTCTTTGACGAAGTGCTGGCCCTTCGCGTGGAGAAGGATGCCGAAGGCCAAAGCCAGCGTGCGCTTATGTGTGACGGGGACGGCGCGTGGCTGGCAAAAGATCGCTCCGGCAAGCTGGCGGCTTGGGAAGCTCCTGATTTGGGAGAGATCATTGCGAAGATCGGGGGCCAGAAATGAACAAGCACACGCCGGGGCCGTGGATCCTTTGTCAGAACCATCCATATTGGGTGACGAATCCGTACAGTGTGGTCATTCGCAAAAAAGGGGTTCATCAAGTGACCGTTGCAAACATTCCTGTGCGGAAAACTATTCCTTTATTTGAGGCAGAAGCAAACGCCAGATTGATCGCAGCCGCTCCTGAATTGCTGGAGCAACTGAAAAACATGGTGACGTGCTTCGAGCGGTTCGAGGACACGCACACGGCGCTTGTCATGGATGCGGCCCGCGCTGTAATTGCCAAGGCCACAGGAGAAACAGTATGAGCACGCCCGAATCCCTGCGCGACGCATTCGCAGCAATGGCAATGAAGCATTTCCTTGCTAACACCACCGACCGTGAAGCAGTTAATGCGGGCATGGAGTGGGAGGAAATCGTCGCGGTGCAGGCCTACATGATGGCCGACGCGATGATGGCAGAAAGGAGCAACAAGTGAGTCCGGAAAAATTATTTGAATTGTCTGAATCTTGGCTCGAAGCTAAAGAAGAAGAACGCATGGCTGTAGAAGCCAGGCGAGCGGTAGAAGATCAATTAATCTCTGGCCTTAACATCGTCGAGCAGATGGAAGGCACCTTCAATTCAAAGACGCTCACTGGACACCAGATCAAGATCACCGGGCGGCTTAATCGCAAGGTCGATGCAGACAAAGTGCAGGAGCTTGCTGCCGAGCATGGCCTGAGCGAACACCTGTCGAGTCTGTTTAGATGGAAACCTGAAATCAACCTCACGGCGTGGAAGGCCACCGCGCCAGAGATCACGGTGTTATTGGCCGATGCAATTACCGTTTCAGCTTCACGCCCCTCATTTTCAATCACTTTGGAGAAATAATCATGGCATTTCTTGAACACGCGATCAGCCTCGACGACCTGCCCGAATCAACTGGCGATAATGATTTCAAACCGCTGCCTGCTGGCTGGTATCAAGTCAGCATCAACAAGGCAGAACTTCGCAACACGAAAGACGAAACCGGACAATATATTGCGGTGCGTTATGACGTAACCGGCCCGACGCACCAAGGCCGGGTGGTGTTTGGCAATCTCAACATTAAGAACAAGTCGGAGAAAGCGGAAAGCATTGGCCGCGCACAGTTGGGAGAGTTAATGCGGGCTTTGGGATTGAGCAAGGTATCAGACACCGATCAACTTGTCGGCGGTAGTTTGTCGATCAAACTGGATGTGCGAGAAGCACGCATTGATGCAGTTACCGGAAAAACTTACGAGGCCAGCAACGACGTAAAGGGCTTTAAGGCTTCCGGCGATGCCATGCCAGCCAGCGCGGTGCCCTCGTTTTCAAAACCTGCCGCTGCTGCACCTAAGACCGACAGCGCTGCGCCTCCTTGGGCAAAGAAGTAACGGATAAAAAATGCGGGCGAAAGCCCGCAAAAGGAGATTATAAGAATGAATTATGAATCATTCGTAGCGTCAAAAAGACGATCAGAGATTGCAACCGGGCATCAGCCTAGCAATTTGAACGAGCATCTTTTTGATTTCCAGCACGCCATAGTTTCATGGTCAATTCGCCGGGGTCGATCCGCTATCTTTGCTGATACGGGCCTTGGAAAGACGCTGATGCAACTCGCATGGGCCGATGAGGTGGCATCGCACAATGGCGGAATTGTTTTGATCCTTGCTCCGTTGGCAGTGTCTGAACAAACAATCGAACAAGGAAAAACATTCGGAATTGATGTAAATCGAGTGCCTCATGGCGGCACGCCTAATGCGCCAGGCGTGTGGATCACCAATTATGAGCGAATGGATTCGATCGACTTTACCGAGCTACATGGCCTTGTGCTGGATGAGTCCAGCATCCTTAAGTCTCACGATGGCAAAACGCGCCAGCGCATCATTGACTCGGCGCAAGGCATACCGTATCGACTGAGCTGTACCGCCACACCAAGCCCGAATGACTTTGAGGAACTTGGCAATCAATGCGAGTTTCTTGGTGTCATGTCTCGCACCGAGATGCTTGCGACTTATTTTGTCAATGACACAGGCGATACCGGAACATGGCGGCTTAAAGGTTGGGGCGCGTCAAAATTCTGGGAGTGGATGGGGAGTTGGTCTGTTGTTCTTAGAAATCCGTCAGATTTAGGTTTTGACGGTAGCAAATACATTTTGCCAGCACCTCAATACATTGAGCATGTTGTAAAAACGGATGTTATAGGCGATGAGCTTTTTTCCAGACCTGCAATGGGTCTTGCAGAACGTCGCAAAGCGCAACGAGACAGCATCGAGGCCCGCTGTCATGCGTTAGCGGAAGTGGTTAATGCAGACACATCCGAGCCGTGGTTGATCTGGTGTCACTTGAATGACGAGGCCGAGCTGCTGCAAAGCCTGATTCCTGGCTCAATCAATGTGCAAGGCTCAGACAAGGCCGAATACAAAGCCGAGCAGATGATGGCCTTTAGTCACGGCAAATTGCGCGTGCTCATCAGCAAGCCAAAAATATGCGGCTTTGGTATGAACTGGCAGCATTGCGCGCGCATGGCTTTTGTCGGGCTGGATGACTCGTTCGAGAAGTTTTATCAGGCTGTGCGACGCTGTTATCGATTCGGGCAGAAACGCAGCGTTCATGTGCATTTATTTACGGCTGAAAATGAAGGCCAGATTCTTGCCAATTTAAAACGCAAAGAAATTCAACACCATGAAATGAGCGAAAACATGATCGAACACATGAAAGACATCATGAATCAAGAACTTGCAGGCCAACAAAACATAGTTGATGAGTATCACGAAGATACTCACGAAGGAGATGGATTCACTGTGCATCTTGGCGATTGCGTGAAATGGGCAAAACGCATGGCTGATAACAGCATCGACTATTCGGTGTTTTCTCCACCGTTTGCTGATTTGTTTGTGTATTCAAACAGCGATCACGATATGGGTAATTGCAAAAATGATGCGGAATTTGTAGCTCAATTGCGATATTTGATTTCTGAATTGTTCCGTGTCATCAAGCCCGGTCGCAACGTGTCATTTCATTGCATGAACTTGCCTACAACAAAAATGCGTCAAGGATTCATTGGACTTCGCGACTTCAGGGGAGATTTGATTCGCGCTTTTCAAGACGCTGGATTTATTTACCACTCAGAAGTCTGCATCTGGAAGGATCCAGTCGTTGCCATGCAACGCACCAAAGCACTTGGGCTGCTGCACAAGACCATCCGCGAAAACTCCACCATGTCACGCATGGGCCTGCCTGACTACGTTGTGACTATGCGTAAGCCGGGGGATTGCGAGAACCGTGTTACTCATGGAGACGATCTGCCGGTGCAGATGTGGCAGAAATACGCCAGCCCAATTTGGGACGACATCAACCAATCGCGCACGCTTAATAAGCTGCCAGCACGTGATGAGAACGACGAAAAACACATGTGCCCGCTTCAGCTGGATGTAATTGAGCGATGCATTCATCTTTGGACTAACAAAGATGATCTGGTGTTTTCACCATTCACCGGCATAGGTTCTGAGGGTTATACCGCAATCAAGATGGGCCGTCGTTTTGTCGGCACCGAGCTAAAACCGCAATATTGGAATCTTGCTTGCGAAAACATTGCCGATGCAAAACGAGATCAGATTGATCTTTTTGCATAAAAAAATGCCCCTGCCGAATGGCGGGGGCGAAATCCACAGATCACAACTAGGAGACTACTTTGTCACAATACACTATTGCAGAGCTAATAGACAAGGCACACGAAGATCGACAAGAGCAGCCGCGTCCTCACCTTGGTGCGTCTTTGTTGGGGCACCCTTGCGATCGTTGGTTATGGCTGTCGTTTCGCTGGGCGGTGCAAGAAAAGTTTCCGGGCCGCATCCTGCGTTTGTTTCGGCGTGGCCAGCTTGAGGAGGCAACGCTGGTAAGCGACATGAGATCTATTGGCATTGATGTTCAAAACACAGGCAAGTCACAGAGCCGCGTTAATTTTGGCTGTCATGTGTCTGGATCTATTGATGGCGTGGCCGAATGTGGCGTGCCAAACGGCGATGGAATGCGTCATGTTGTTGAGTTCAAGACTCATAGCAAAAAATCTTTTGAACACCTGCAAGATAACGGCGTTGAGAAGTCCAAGCCAATGCACTACGCGCAGATGCAGGTTTATATGCTTGGCACCCAGATTGACCGCGCTCTGTATGTCGCAATTTGCAAGGACGATGACCGCATATGGACAGAGCAGATCAAGTTTGATGCCGCCGTTGCCAATTGGCTGGTAGAGCGCGGCAAGCGTATTGCCTTGTCAGACCGTATGCCTGAGCCATTAAGTGCCGACCCGAGCTGGTATCAATGCAAGTTTTGCCCAGCGCATGAGTTTTGCCACAAAACAAAGACCACCAAAGAAGTGAATTGCCGCACCTGCGCTCATTCAACAGCCACCGAAAACAGCGAATTCACCTGCGCCAGGCATAACGATGCAGCGGTGCCTGTGGAGTATCAGCGCACTGGCTGCGAGGGCCATGTCCTGCATCCTCACCTAGTGCCGTGGCAGATCAAGCAAGGCCCGGACGCAATGACTGCCGTTTATGTGATTGACGGTGAAGAAGTGGCAAACGGTGAGCCAAACGAAACCACATTCACTAGCAAGGAGATTCTGGCGAATCCTTCGATGTGCTCTAACCCGGATAAGTTTGTGCAGGAAATGCGCGAAATCGGGGGGAGGATTATTAAATGACAAGAGATGAATATTTAATTAACCCAGGGGCGCATTGCAAGCGCGGATTTGATTTGCCGCAGGCAAAAATCCCGCCAATTGCCATCCAATCAATTCGAGATGCCGCAAAAAAACGCGCTGAACTTAGAAAGGAAATTACAGAAAAATACTCGAATGCGGCACTTGCGAAAGCATGGGGCGTGCATGAGCGCACGATTGAAAAAATTCTGGCTTATGAAACGTGGAGGCATGTACTTTAATGCTGCGCGACTACCAGCAACGCACCATCGATCAACTGTACGCCTGGTTCGCCGCAGGCAACGAGGGCAACCCTTGCCTAGTGCTGCCTACCGGCTCAGGCAAGAGCCACATTGTCGCGGCGCTGTGCAAGGACGCTTTGCAAAAGTGGTCCGATACTCGGGTGCTGATGCTCACGCACGTTAAAGAGTTGATCGAGCAAAACGCCGAAAAGATGCGCCAGCACTGGCCTGGTGCGCCAATGGGGATTTACTCTGCCAGCATTGGGAGGCGTCAGCTAGGCGAGCCGATCACGTTTGCCGGCATCCAATCGATCCGCACCAAGGCGCAAGAAGTCGGGCATATAGACTTGTTGTTGATCGACGAATGCCACCTTGTAAGCCACAACGACGAAGGAGGATACCGCACTTTTCTGTCCGAGCTTCAAGCCATCAACCCGGCGTTGCGTGTGGTAGGGCTTACCGCGACGCCATACCGCCTCGGTCATGGGCTAATAACCGATGCACCGGCAATCTTTGCCGACCTGATTGAGCCGGTTAGCATTGAGGAGCTTGTTTTCCGTGGCTATCTATCCAAGCTGCGAAGCAAAGTGACAGGCGCGAGGCTTGATGTGTCCAATGTAAAGAAACGCGGCGGTGAGTACATTGAAGCCGATCTTCAGCGCGCCGTGGATACCGACGACCAAAATCACGCCGTGGTGCGCGAGGTGATAGCAAGGGCGGAAGAGCGCAAAGCATGGCTGTTTTTCTGCACTGGCGTGTCCCATGCTCATCACGTGGCCGAGGTCTTGCAAGAGTACGGCATTGCTGCCGCTTGTGTGACTGGCGACACGCCCAAGGCTGAAAGGGCCGCAATTCTTTCGGACTTTAAAGCTGGCAAACTCCGAGCGCTGACCAATGCCAATGTGCTGACCACCGGCTTTGAT